GGTTCAATTTCATTTTCGTAAATTTCACGTTGACCGACCTCTATCTTATGATACACAGACAATGTCATGCCAGCATCTTTGGCGGCCTGGGCAATGGTTTTACCCGATTGCTGACGTATTTTACGCAGACCCGATCCAAAAACCTTTAACCCGCTGTTTTCGTTGTCATCAAGGCGACGCTTAATTTCGGTTTGCCACTGTGATGCGACATCGTCAGATTCTTTGATAAATATATCGGACAGTTTACAACCCAAAATGTTGCAGATATTTAATAACTGCTTTTGGTTCAAACGACGAACACCTTTTTCAATCTTGGATACCGCGGACAACGACAAACCTGCACGACGCGACAATTCGGTCATTTTCATGCCACGTGCCAGACGGATGTTGCGGATATTATTTGGAAAGATGATTTCTTCTTGGGCCATTGTAAACTCCTTAAGATACTTGACAAAATCTTAGTCAATTTTTATGGCCGGTGCAAGAAAAATTTACATCGGCATGTCGTCAGGAATTGCATTTATATCAATGTCTTGGACGTCGTCATCCATATTGGGATTGTTTTGCTGTATTGGTTGGTCATCAGATGGGATAAATTCAGCCGCTGCACGTGCTGCTGCTTCGTCTAAATTATCGAACAGACTGTATTCGCCAAAGAACGCAGTATGAATTGTTTCGGTGCGACCATGACGGTTTTTACCGATGATAATTTCCGCCCGATTATGGGCACGTTCCAGACGACGTTTATAATTATCTTGAATTTTTTCGTTGACGTTGCCAGAAATTTTGTTTGATGGGTCGCGGTTTTCCAGATAGTATTCTTCACGATATGTGAACATAACAATGTCGGCATCTTGTTCAATAGACCCAGAATCACGCAAGTCGGATAACATTGGGTGTTTGTCATCACGTGCTTCGACACTACGTGACAACTGGGACAGGGCGATAACAGGAACATCCATTTCTTTGGCTAAAATTTTAAGACTTCTGGTGATTTCAGACAATTCCTGAACGCGATTTTCGATTTTGCGTCCACCCGGTAAAGTCATCAACTGTAAATAATCGATAACGATTAAAGCAATTCCGCCGGCCTTGCGGGCAAGACGTCTTACACGTGTTCGCATCATTGGAACAGACATACCCGGTGTGTCGTCAATGTATAATGGAACGCGACTTAATGCCGATGCATATTGGGTTAATTTAAGAAAGTCAGAATCACTTAATGATCCATCGCGTTGTGCGGTAACTGGGACCTTGGCCTGGGACGATACAACACGTGCCGCCAATTGACTTTGCGACATTTCAAGACTGAAAAACACAACGGCCCCTTTGTATCGTTCGTTCGCACGACCAGATAAGATAGCGTTCGCTGCATTAAAAGCAATGTTCATTGCCAGTGTCGTTTTACCCATACCAGGACGACCTGCAATAATAATCAAATCAGAATGGTGCAGACCGCTGATTGATTTATCTAAATCTGTCAACCCTGTTGTTAATCCAGACAAACTGCCTGTCGATTGATATGCGGCTTGTGCTTCGGATAACGCCTGCTGTAATGCGGTGGACAGGGGGGCAACCTCATGTTCCGAAGAACCAGTTGTTGCCATGTCAAATAAACGCTGTTCGGCAACCTCTATCTGACGTGACACAGGATTGTCCAAGTCTTCGGTAAATGCAGAATCGGTAATTTCCTGGCCAATCGAAATCAATTCGCGACGCATCGCATTTTCATACACAATACGACCATATTGTTCGACATTTACAACCGTTGCACCGGCACCCGCCAATTGGGTTAAATAGTCAACACCACCAACCGATTCTAATGTTCCCTGTTGGTCCAGGTAATTTTTCGCGGTGATAATATCAAAAGGAATACCAGCCGAAAACTGACGCATTGCCAATTTATAAATTTCTTGGTGTGCGGGGTGGGAAAAATGTTCGGGTTTTAAAAATTCCGATACGCGTTCCAATGCACGATTGTCCATTAAAACCGCAGCCAAAACGGCCTGTTCGGCCTCAAGATTCGTTGGTAAAGTTTTCGGGGTAAAGTCCATGTCTGATATAGTATATAAAAAAAACGCATTTTCAACGCCTTTTTTGCGTGGGTTCAAAAGCCTTAAAATTCCTATTGTTGATGCAGATGGGAATCCGGAATGGCCGGAAATGTTCCCGTTAAGTCGGGTTGATGCCCTGCGTGATACGGTGGGCGTGCAACATTTCGCATCGCAAATGATGTTAAATCCGATACCCCCAGAACGAATCAGATTGGACCCGGGTGCAATGCATTTCTATGATGACGAATTTAATCCACATAACGCAAAAATTGGTGATATGCCAATATCTGGTGCGGGGGTGTATTGGGACCCCAGTTCTGGGGGGCATAATGCAGACGGCAGTGTATGCGTTATGATATATCGTGATGACAAATCGCACCGCATATTTATTCATGATGTTATGTATATGGTTGTTGATGAAAACGATGATTACCCGATGGCACATCAATGTGATGCAGTATTAAAATTTATGTCGCAATATAATATGCGTCGAATAAGTGTTGAAACAAATGGTATTGGAAATACATTGCCCGAAATTTTACGTGACTGTGCGGTGCATAATGGATATGACATTGTTGTGCAACGCGTTATTAATAACAAACACAAATCAGACCGCATAATTGACACAATTGAGCCAATACTGTCCACAGGGCGACTTTATTGTGCGTCGCGTGTTCGTAATACACCACTGTTATCAGAAATGATTGGTTGGTCGCCCATTGGATATGGCACACACGATGATGGCATAGATGCGGTTGCTGGGGCAATAGCGGCTATACCAACACCTATTGTGCCAATGGGACGGTCGCGAATGGTCTATACCGCAAATACAAAATTCAAAATATCTTAACACCAAAACAAAGGATGAAAAATGTCAATAAACATTAAACAATTACAACAAATGTATGCACGTGCATTGAATATGCGTTCCCCATGGTTGAAACGCTGGGACGATGCACGTCGTTACACAATGCCAACATCGGACGATGATATTGCGACACTGTTCGATTCAACGGCGGCAGATGCTGCAGATAACCTGGCGGCATCAATGTATTCACTGATAACACCCCCAGAATCATTATGGATGACACTGGTTCCGGAAAGTGAAGAATCGCCAAATGCAGAAATTGCAACAGCAGCATTTCGGGCGAATTTGAACGATTCTAATTTTTATACGACCGTGCATCAATGCTATATGGATTTGGTTGTTTTGGGAACGGCGTGTTTGTTTATGGCAGAAAACCCGATTGGTTCGTCTTCTGCATTTTCGTTCACGTCGATACCAATGTATGATATCGCAATTTTACCAAATGCAGTTTTTCATACAACGTCAATGCACGCGTGTGATGTTGCAACACGATTTCCAAAATGGACACCGCCCGCCGATTTACGCAAGAAAATTGAACAAGATCCAGAAATGCCACTAAAACTGGTTCAGTGTGTAGCAGATAAAGATTTTGTTGCATGGCTGGATGTTGGTGGCGATATCGAAAACAACATTGTGTCCACCGGCACATTTGAAACAAATCCATACATAATCTTTCGTTGGTCGATTGCCAGCGGTGAATTATATGGACGTGGCCCGGTTATGCGTGCGTTACCTGATATTAAAACCGCAAACAAAGTTGTGGAACTGGTCTTGAAAAACGCAACGATAGCCGTTTCTGGAATTTGGCAGGCTGATGATGATGGCGTTATCAACCTTGGAAATATAAATTTGACACCTGGGGCAATTATACCAAAGGCGGTTGGTTCGTCGGGATTGACCCCATTAACATCGGGTGCGAATTTTGATGTATCACAATTGATATTAAAAGATTTACGCGAACGTATCCGTCATGCAATGTTGGCAGACAGATTGGGGCTGTTAAGTGATAAAGAAATGACAGCCACTGAAATTATGGCACGTAATGCCGATATGATGCGAATTTTGGGGGCGACATATGGACGGTTGTTGCATGAATTTATACGGCCATTGGTTGATCGCGGATTACAGATTTTATCGCGTCGTGGTATTATTGAACGCGTTATTTTGAACAGTGATGCCGAATTGAAATATATTGCACCGATTACCCAAATGGCGATTGCAGAAAATATGATATAGCCCAAGGAAATAAAAATGACCGATACAGAAAAAAATTTTGTTCGCACGTTTAATACTCCGTCGGGTGCGGCGGTGTTGGAACACTTGCGTAAAATAACAGTGGAACGCACATTGGGCCCAAACGCAACCGATGCAGAATTGCGTTGGACCGAAGCCCAACGTGCATTGGTTCGCCAAATTGAACACTTATCAATGGGGGGCAAATAATTTGCCAAAATAATATGCCAAACAAACAAAATTCTTTATCAAACATTGTCGATACACTGCGTGGTGGATGGTTTTTGATTGCCTTTATTGCCGGTATGGTGTATTGGGTTGCCCGTCAAGATTTGTCTCTTGATGATTTGGCACGTGCAGATGAACGCATAACCGCCCTGGAAAATCGCACAACAATTTTGGAAACGGGTATCGGTCAGTTGCAATTGAAAATAGATGGAATCAAAGAAGATGTTACACTTATTAAAAGTGCGGT